GCAGGCGCATGAAATTCTTTGAAGCATTATTAACGATTGATGTAGAACCTAAATTCGCTGAAGCGTATAAGAAGGCGATTGAAGGCGAGAACGCAAGATACTTTACCGAGAACCCTATTCTGGATAAAGAGGGCAAGTTGATCAGCAATGATATTAAACCTGTGTGGAGTGGTAACTATGTGAATGCTGATATCGGATATAACCGACTATTAACAGCTTGTTGGTTATCTATTGCAGTAGTATCCCGTACTCAACCAAACGTAGAGCAGTTTATCAAACAGTATGAGCGTGAAGGTGCAAAACTAGTTAAGAAGAACTTTTAAATGGAAGTGGTGATGGAAAATGAGTTTAAACCCAAGACAACTTGCTTTTGCTGATGAGTACATCATCACAGGGAATGCTACTCAGTCAGCTATCAAGGCGGGTTATAGCGAAAAGTACGCGAATACTAATGCGAGCAAATTACTGCAAAATACTACAATCAAATCATACATTGAACAAAAGATTAAAGAAATCCAAGTAAACAAACACTTATCCATGGAAGAGGCATTGGCGATCACAGCTTCTATCGCTAAAGGAGAGCCGCAGCGCTTTGAAGTTATTAAGCGGGATCCTTTTACCAATGAAGTGATTGAACGAGAGATAAGCGAGTACTCAGCGGGATTTAAGGAACGCAATCAAGCCTTGGAGCATTACTACAAAATAAATGCAGCATTTGTCGATAAACAAAAGGTTGAGGTTACAGAAGTTCCTACATTTATCGATGATATCGGTAGTGAAGACGATGGCTAAAAAGCTTTCTGATTTATTACCTGAGAAGTTCCATAGCGTATGGAGGGCTACGCTTAACTCTGACATATTAAATATCGTATGCAAGGGCGGTCGTGGATCTGGTAAATCATCGGATATTGCACATATTATCACTCAATTGCTAATGCGTTATGCTGTTAATGCAGTCGGGATTCGGTATGTTGATAATACGCTTGAGCAATCATTGTATGAACAGATGAAATGGGCGATTGAACAACAAGGTGTTTCCCACCTGTTCAAGTTTAATAAATCTCCATTGAGGATTACTTATAAACCTCGTGGTAACTATATGATCTTTCGTGGGGCGCAAAATCCAGAACGGATTAAATCGTTGAAGGACAGCAAATTTCCTTTTGCGATTGGTTGGATTGAGGAGCTAGCAGAATTTAAGAATGAAGATGAAGTAACGACTATCACCAACTCCCTGTTGCGTGGAGAATTGGACGATGGTCTTTTTTATAAATTCTTTTACAGTTATAACCCGCCGAAGCGGAAGCAATCATGGGTAAATAAAAAATACGAAACATCCTTTCAGCCTAAAAACACATTCATTCATCACTCGACATATAAAGATAACCCCTTTATCTCTAAGGAGTTTCTGAGCGAAGTCGAAGCAGCCAGAGCAAGGAACCCTAGACGAGCTGAGTGGGAATATGATGGTAAAGCAATCGGTTCTGGCGTTGTACCTTTCGATAATCTGAAAGTATTGCCAGGGAGCATCACTGATGAGATGGTAGCTAACTTCGATAACATTCGAAATGGGAATGACTTTGGTTATGCAACTGACCCCCTAGCGTTTGTAAGATGGCATTACGACAAAAAGAAAAATGGTATCTATGCAATAGATGAAATTTACGGAGTAAAGATTAGTAATAGAGAGCTAGCGAAAAAACTTCATGAAAAAGGATATCAAAACGACGAGATATTCTCTGATTCTGCCGAACCAAAAAGTAACGCTGAGTTAGTGAACGAACATGGCATCAGAAATATTAAAGGTGTCAAAAAAGGACCTGATTCCGTCGAATATGGAGAGCAATGGTTAGATGATTTGGACTTCATATGCATTGATCCCTTGCGAACACCGAACATCGCTAAAGAGTTTGAAAATATAGACTATCAAACTGATCGTGATGGAAATCCAAAGCCAAGGTTAGAGGATAAAGACAACCATACGATCGATGCGACAAGGTATGCATTTAACGAAGACATGTGGGCTAAAAAGAAATCAACCATTACCAAAGAGAAGCGGAACAAAATCAAGAGAATGTTTTAAGGAGTGTGAGGAATGGATAAGGTAAATGAATTTGAATATGACGTTGATAGCAGAGCGTCTGCTGATGTGAATGTTAACTATGTCAGCTTTGAAGTAGAATCGAATATCCATTATCGGTTTAGTTCTGCAGAAGACTTGCTCGCTGATTTGGACACTTTAGCAGGAATGATCCAACATCACCATCAATACCAAGTCCCAAGACTTGAAGTATTAGACGATTATTACAAAGCAAGAAACACCAACATCATGAAAAACCGAAGACGTAAGGAAAAGGAAAAAGCGGATCATCGCTCTGCCCACAACTTCGGCAAGGTTTTATGTACGTTTGATGTAGGTTACAACACGGGCAATCCGATTAAGGTTCAAATCGATAGTGACGATCAGCAAAAGCAAATTGACGAATTTAACACGAATAATGATGTTGATGGTTTGAATGGCGAGCTTTGGTTAGATATGGATAAATATGGCAGAGCTTATGAAATCAGTTACCGAGACAAAGACGACATCGACTATGTAGATTTAGCAAATGTGTTTGAGACGTTTGTTGTTTATGACACGACTGTTAAACGTGAGCCTATACTGGCGGTGAGATATCCTAAAACGAGATTTTCAAAAAACGCTGACAAACAATTCATTCAGCCGATTATCTACACATCAGATAAAACAATTTATTACAAAGAAACTTCTCTGCACTCTATCTCACTTGAAAACCCAGAAGAGGAACCTCACGAATTGAAAGAAGTTCCTATTACTGAGTACTCACCAAACCGTTTCAGAATGGGCTTATACGAAGATACTCTCTCGCTAATGGATTTGTATGATGCAGGCCAATCCGATACAGCAAACTACATGACAGACTTAAAGGATGCACTTCTAGTGATCAGCGGTGACATTCAAGCGTCTGGTTTAACTACTGACGATGCAGCCAAGCAAAAGGACGCAAACATGTTGCTCCTTGAATCTGGCACAGATATCAACGGCAATAAAACATCTGTGACAGCTGGCTATATTTATAAACAATATGATGTAAATGGCGTAGAAGCTTATAAAGACCGTGTGAGGAAAGATATCCATGAGATTTCGATGGTCCCTGATCTAACAGATGACAACTTCTCAGGTGTGCAATCTGGGGAAGCGATGAAATATAAACTATTCGGGTTCGAACAGATGACGGCAGTAAAGCAACGGCTCTTTAAAAAAGGCCTGATGCGACGCTATCGTCTTTTATTTAACCTTAAATCAAGCATCGCAGAATTGGAAAACTCTGACCTGAATGGTATGCGTATTACATTTACACCTAATCTACCTAAAGCGATTCTAGAAGAGCTTAAAGCGCTTGTTGATGCAGGAGCAGAAATCAGTCAAGAAACTATATTGGGATTGGCATCCTTTGTACCCGATGTAAAAGCAGAATTGAAACGTGTGAATGCTGAAACGCCAGCGGACAGAGGTGTGTTTGACAGTGATAAGGAGGTTGAAAATGAATCTCAAAGAACAGATGATGAACGAGTATCAGAAGAAAGATAGTGAGAATATCAAGGAAGCTATCGCCGAAGCTATGCAAAAAGGACTCAACGAAGTTTTTTACGGCAAAGACGTCATCACAGATGATATCCGCAAAGAATTTCAAGATGGTGGCTTTACTGTTGAAGATTACGAGGATAAGCATTCTGATGCTGACGGTTTGCGGTTAGTCAGGTTTAGTTGGTAAGGAGGATAACGAATGAAAGCACGTAAAAAACCAGTTACTGTCGAGATTGTGCAACTTAAAATGCTATCTGCACGTTCGTATCGCAAATGCAAAGAATTTGTTGGTGAAGTATGGGTCGACTATGATGATATGCCGAATGGATTACCTGGTATTGAAACATTAGAAGGCACAATGGAAATATCTGATGGTGATTACATCATCAAAGGCGTACATGGCGAATTCTATCCGTGCAAACCAGATATCTTTCTTGAGACCTACGAAATTATCGAGGAGTGATTAAGATGAACTTGAGAGACAAGGTTGCTACTTTTTTAGGTTTATCTCCTTCTAAGAATGCGCTCAAAGAATCAGAAAGGATAGGAGACGCATTCGCGAATGGTTTGCGAGAAGGGATCAAAGGAACCAGTTCCGAAATGGAAAAGATTATGTCTAATAAGTTTGAGGGACTATCTGATGAACTAACCCAAATTGTTAAATCGAAACTAAATAGAGGTGATTAAGTGAAATCACAAGATTACTTCATCAAGCGTGAGAAAGCTTGGCAAGAGCAACAGATTAAAGATGACAAGAAACGCATGAACGAGATCAAGAAGCGTCTGCAATACGCACAGGATGCGATACAGAAAGAGATAGACGCACAGTGGGATAGTTTTTCCAACGGACAGAAAATCACTCGTAGCGAAGCGATGAAGCGTGCTAGTGAGATGGATGTAAAAGCATTTGCTCGCAAGGCTAAGAAGTATGTTAAGGAAAAAGACTTCTCACCTACAGCAAACAAGGAGTTGAAGCTATATAACCTAACGATGCGTGTCAATCGCTTAGAATTGCTGAAGGCGAACATTGGGCTTGAGCTGATAGCCACGTTTAATGATATGGACAAGTACTTCTCAGGAGAGCTTACCAGTGCTG